ACCTGCAAACCAGCGGTCTGCCGTATAAACTGAGGCAGCGGTAAAAGAAGTGCCACGTTGCCAGATGTCCATACCGCCGTTAATAATGGCATTGCCATTGTAAGCAGTTTGATAGCGCAAGCCTGTTGAAGTGGAACTATCTGCTACGAGTGTCTCGCCGTTGTTGCCTACTGCTAGGCGAGCAGGTGTGTCATTTGCACTAGCTGCAATGAGATCGCCTTTAGCATCGACAATAGACTTCGGGGTCATTGTACCCATTGTCGTATCGATAGCGTTGCCAAGTGTGCGAATGGCTAACGCACCATTTTTTACAAGGTCAGTATTGTCTGGTTCTAACCAGCCATAGATGGGTGAGGTTGCCATTTAGTTGAGTGCTCCGATCGCATTGTTCCAGATAAGTGTAGCATTTGTGGTTGCCCATGTGATTGTGCTAGGCGTGACTGTGTCCCATTGTGTCGTGGATAATGAGAATTCTGTTGCTGAGATGTAGAGGGTTATTTCAGTAAAACTAGGTGTTGCCCGTAATGCCACATTCTCAACAAAACCATCGAAAGTGCCACCCAGCAAGTTGCTAGGTAGGTTACTAATAAGCATAGGCTGACCAAAATAAACCCCTATAAGGCTATCCAGCATTGCAGTTGGAATGTCTGGATTATCTAGACGAAAGGTAATAGCACCAAGTGAGGCTTTAGGTACGCTTCGCAGATTAAGCTCTCTAGTGGCGATATCGGTGATGTCTGCAAGGTTCTTGATGTTAGAGTCGAATGAACGCTCAAAAAGTCCATAAGAGGCTATAGAGTCTGCGCTAGAGGTACTGTATGTGCTTCCGTATCCTGTGGCGTAGCGATAGATAAGGCTGTTACGGATGCGAGCAGTCTGAGTTGTTGAGCTGATAGAGGTAGGTGTTGCATATGCCCCATCAAGGAAAGTGTAACCATTTGCTGCAAGGTCGTTAGATCTATGGTCTGCGTCATCATATGAGACATTCCCGTCCTTTTCCTCATGGATCTGACCGAGTGCGCTATTGGCAATCTGATCAGCAAGGGTCTGAGACTTAGCAGAAGCATTAGCAGCCAAAGCAATCATTGTGTAGAAACCTGTGTCAATAGTGCCTATGTAAGACTCAGCCTCATCCCATGTGGTAGTTGCTGGATATGTATCCCATGTAACAGTAGGTGTGACTTCATTCCAGTTGAGATTAAGAGCTGCGTTCAGAATGTCTGCGATCTGTTCGCCGTCTAATTCCTCAACAAGGGCTGTGTTATAGACAGCCTTGACCAGTTTAGCAAGTGAACCAATGCCTAAGATCGTGCCTGTGGTGATGTAGCCGCTTTCCTCTGGGCTACGCACTCCGATGTTAAAGTCTGAGACCTCGCCACCGAATACAGTCACATAAGTGCCAGAGCCATTCTTTAGTTCTAAGGTGATTGGCTCCGTGACATTAATGGTAAAAGGCGCATTGTTGGAGTTGATGATCTCTACTCGGCAGTAACCTGCTGTGCATTGTCTGTCAATGTCTAAGCGACCAGATGCAAAAGAAACAGAGGTAACAGTCGTATAGACATCATCTCCAACTGTTACTCGCCATTCTGGAAGCCATGTCATGCGATTGTGTAGCCTCTCAATGTACCGCGTGTAGCTGCGTCTGTGAGGACTTGATCGATTGCTTCTGCAATAGCGTTAGGATCACCAATGCCTGTGTTCACAGTAATGTTCACACCTGCTGGCACTTGTCGCCCTGTGCCGTTAGAGCCTAAGCCCACTCCAGAACCGCCAGAGTCAGTCACAGTTGTAGGAATTTTTGCACCTACGAAAGGTTCATATCCCCCTAGCGTAGCTTGTTGTTCAGCAGACAATGACTCAAAAGCACTAGCTGCTGTTCCCTTAAAACTTTCCAATGCTTTGGCTACTGATGCGTTAGAAGGTGCAACAGATGCAGTCATGCTAGGGATCTTGATCTGTCCTAGTAATGCAATAGCGTCTTTAAGATTTTGTAGGTTAATTAAATCCTTCGGTAATAATGTGTCAAGAATGGACTTAATGTCCATAAGTTTTACATTCTGCTGACCTAGTACGCCTAAGACCTTTAGATCTTCATTAAGTTTCTTGGTTGCAGCAGTAATGGCTGCTTCATCCTTAGCTGCTATTGCATCTTCTAGAGCAAGAATTGACTGCTTGACATTCAGGCGAGCGGTATCGTTAGCAATCTGCAAGACTTGTGATGCAGTAGTTGCCTTTCCTAATTGCTCAGCCTGAGAGGTTAGGGCTGCTGCAATCTGGATCTTGTCCATGTCAAAGACTTCGCTACCCTTGTTAAGAGCAAGGTTAGCCTTGTCAATTGCAGTAGCAAGTCGTTTGTCCTTTAGGATCTTGGCTTGATTAGCAGCTTGAACGCCTGTAAGTTTTGCCATTGCCGTAGCATTCTTTTTAGCAATTGCATCTGCTCGCTGAGTATCCTGTGAGGATACAGTCATTGAGATGTTACCGAAACCTTTACCATCACCGAATAAACCGCCAGATGGAGCAAAAAAACTAGGATTCTTAAAAATGTCTTTTGTGATCTGGATGAACTTTCCAGTCTCGCGCAAAAAGCCAGCCATTGCGTTGGCAGCTCGATCGATCTTACCAATTAAGTCATCAATTGAAGATGAGTTAGATGCAGTCACAAAAGCATCTACTAGACCTTTGCCAATAGTTTCTTTAGCGTTATTTCCTGCAACAGTTAATTTAGCCAGTGAACCTGCATAGGTATCTGCTGCTGTTGTTGCCTGACCTGCAAAAAGTGTCGATAGGCGTGCTTGGATTTCCTCGAATGATGAAGATGTAAGTTCTACCCTCGATAGTCCAACGCCTAAGCGACCAAGTGCTTGAGTTTGTCCAAGGTATGCTTTTTGTAAGCTTTGTGAAACCTGTGTGAGGCTCTTACCTGTACCTGCTGAAATGTCTAATGCAAGTCCCAGCAATTCTTGAGACTTGGTAACATCACCTGTTGCACGAAGCAACCGATCCATGGCTGGACGAAGCTCATCATCAAGCACGCCTGTCTGCAATTCGAGCCGAGAGATAAAGCCATTAACTGTGCTGGCATTTGAGCCGTAAGCAAGTCCTAAATTCTTAAGAGTTTGACCTAATGCTCTGGCTGCCTTGTCATCTTCTGCAAACGCCTTAACGGATGCTTTACCGAATGCAAGGATTTGTTTAGTACCGAATGCTAAAAGCAAGCCACCTGCTAATTTTTTGACACTCTTATTAAGTTTATCTGTTGAAGTTTCTGCTTGCTTGAAAGCCTTTTTACCCGTAAATTCTGCGGCAATGTTAATGGCTACATTACTCATGCGGCTCTCCTTACATCTACGATGGCTGTTCTACGATTAAACTTTTGTGTAGTGTTTTCAATAGATTTAAACACGGCGGCATTAGCGCGACCTTGAGTTTTAGCCCATGCTCTAAAGATTAAACGACCCATCATGCGATGATCCCCACGGCGATTAGGTCCATATAGTTGCCCTAAGTTAGAAATAAACTGATTACCTGCATAAGGATTGTTAGAGCGTGAAACACCTTTAGACGCTCCACCTGCTTTAGGTCCGACCCAATCCTGACCTTGACCATTCTTACGACCAGCAGTTTCAAAAATTGCACCTTGCATAGATTTATTCTGTATGCGTATTGCATTAACAAAACCTGCTTTATTAGGTTTTGATGCTGATGTTTTATAGATAATACCTCTACGGATCTCCGCAGCATCATACTTAGGAAAGCGCGCACCCTTAGAGGTTGCGCGCTTAGTCCAGCCAGACATAGGCGATGCTAATGGCACATAAGATCTAGCTTCATTAACAATAGGCTTAAGAACTGCCCCAAGCTCTTTGTTCAATTCTTTTGCCAAATCAGGTGCATAAGTATTCAAGGCTCTCTTAAGAGCGACCGCGCCTACTACCTCTGTTGGCATCGCTCACCTCTTTCGCTTCATCTTTAAGCCCTTGCACTAATGCATCGAGCATGACCTTGTCTAGATCTAACAATTGCTGTGGCGCGATTCCCAACCTAATGCTTAGCCTAGCGATTAGGTAGGTGAATGGAAGATCGCGCTTTAAGCTAAAGGGTCTGAGTCTAGAACCTCGACACTCTTAAGTGTCTCGATAAACTCAATACCGAAAGGCTTAACAGTTTCACCTGATCTGCGTGTTACTTCCCATGCTAACCAATAGACATCGCTTTGTTTTTCTTCATCGCGAAACGCCTTATGGAAACCCTTTTTAGCATACATTTCAAAGCTATATTCAACCGCTGGGGTGATTTCGCCTTCTAGTACGCTTCCATCTGTACGAACTATCTTTAGTTTTGCCATGGTTTTGCCCCTTTATTCTTTGTTTAGAATGTGCCTGTTGTGGCTACTGCAACTGTTGAGTTAGCAGTAAATGTAATCGATTGTACTCCGATATCAGCGACAGATCCGTTAATGTCTGTGGTGTTGTTTACCAACAGAGAAACAGTATAGAGAGGGTTAGTTGCTGAAACTGCTGTTCCTTTTTGCTGTAGGAATACACATGTGACTGTTGTACCCCATGCAGCTTGTAGTGTTGCTAGTGTTTCACCTGCTGCTGTGTCATTTAGGAAATCGATTGTGACAGTTGATGCTTCCAAGCCCTTAACGAACTTGTGTGCTGTGTCACCCATTGCAGTAACTTCTAGCTCATCGAATGTGCGGTTGATAGTTACTGCTGTTACTAGGTCAGAAAGATCGACTGTGTTGATCTTCACGCCTACATTGTTATTTAGAAATACAGCCATGAGATTATTCCTCGTCCTTCTTAGTAGTTGCTGGCTTTGATACTGCTGGTGTTACCTGCCCGATCTTGATCAGGAAGGCTTCGTTTTCTTTTTCCCACTCGGACATTTTAACTCCAACTCGTAAGGATTGATACGGACATCTCGCAGCTGAGCAGTTCCCCGCTTGCAACATTGAGAATACTTGGTGCGCTGACTGCGCCTACATTATAGGTCAAAGATGAAGCTGCAAGCTTTGCGAACACGCTACAAACAGTATCTTCTATGCCGTTAAGATTTCCTTCATTGTCAAACAAAGGGACAGTCATCATAATCTTAAAATTAGCCATCGGGCTAATAGTTATGTGCTGATTGTTAGTAGGTGTCAGGTACGGATCATCTGGGCTGACAATTACTGAGTTAGCAAGGACTGTTGCAGGTGGAAAAGCAAAGGTCTGCCACTTAGCGTTATCTACTAGAGCAGTTGCTAACGTGGTTCTAAGAGTAGTGACGGCAACAGGCATCAGCCCACCATCGAACGCGGATCGAGTGCGTGAGCGATCAATCCTCGCACCTTAGCGAGAAGCTGTGCGCTCATTCGGTAAGGGCTTGGCTGGAAATCGACTGCGTTACTGCCTGAAAGGGTGGCTGTACGCGCTTGCCAGATTTCAACAG